AATCCACGAATCTCTTCTGCAATAGACTTGATGAACGTATAAGAATTTATAGCTCCACCCATTCCTTTCATTCGAGCTGAAGTACAAATATTAAGATAATCAATAAAGATTATATCTGGCACTATCTTACGCTTCAACTTAATCTCAGACAGTAATGCTCTGAAGTGACCTGTATGTGCTGATCCTGTTGGATACTCTTTCACAATTAGCTTACCTTGAGTCTTAGCAGATATAGTATTCACTTTACTAATGAAATTATCATGCTTCATTGTCTCTAACTTAGAGATATCTACATTCATTAAATTAGCATCAATACGCTCTGCTATTCTTTCTTCTGCCATCTCCATAGTAATGTATAACACATTCTTACCTGCAGACAATGCAGCAGCTGCATTATGACACATAAACAAAGACTTACCTACACCAGTACCAGCCAATATAACCGATAAAGATTTATTAGGTAATCCACCCTTCGTAATCTGATTAAAGTATTCTAAATCAAATGGTACACGTTCTTCTTCTGCATTATAGAAATCAAACCGAGACTCTGCATCATCGATATAATCGTGACCTACACTTGTATCAAATGTTACAGCTAATGCTTGCTGTAACAGATCAGGCATAGCATCTTTACTTAATTCTTTATGAGTTCCATTGATGATATCAATTGAATCCATTACAGCTAAATGCAATGCTCTATCTTGACACCATTGCTCTGTACGATCTACTAACCATTCATCTTCTACAGCATCTACCTCTGCCTTCAATAGAGTCTTAGCTTCTTCATAATTAGAAGAAGCATCCAACTCAATCAACAAGGTCTCTGCTGTAGGTAACTTATTGTACCTATTGACAAATTTAACTATATCATCAAACACACTACGAGAAATACCTTCGAAATAATCCCTCTTGATAAAAGGAATTACTACTCGAGTATACTTTTCATTCATGCACAAATTACGAATTATCAGTTGTTCCAGATTCAACTTTCTTGTCTCCCATTTTATATTCACCACTATCTAGTGCACTGTATAATATATCTTCTAATGCTTGCCCCAGGATCTGATGTAAATCAGGATCCTCTACATCAGCCTGCCATGGATTATCAATCACATCATAATCGAATGATAACTGAGCAGAATCAGTATCTTCTAATACTTCAGCAGATACCTTACCATACAATGCAGCAACACCAAAGAACTTACTATCGCTATCAGTAATAGTAACACCCCAGCGATCGTCGTCCTCCATCGGAATAATTTTATAGAAACTACTCAAAATCAATTTCTCCTTCTAACATAGGCTTTGCTGCAATTGTATAATAACTCTTAACAAATTCTTTGAAGTTTGTCTCTTTAAAAATAGGTTCCCAGAATTCAGCTGATAATGTATCTTTTTCACGATACTTAGCACCTTCCATTTCACCCGTATCAGTATTAACTCGCTGATACCATCCATTAGATGGCTTAGCAATATACGATGCAGCTAAAGCTATTGGTAATAATCCTGAGTACTTTTCGATACCACCATCCCATGTAACAGAGATAGGAATCTTAGACTTTTCCTTAACGAATCGTGACTTCTCAACATTAATAATAAAATGATAACCTTTAATCTCTGTACCAATCTTATCTTGTTGGCGACCAATGATCCAGATATTATCTGCAGAGTAATAGATGCCTGTACCACCTGATACGATTGCTTTTGGAAATAAACCAATCTCTTGATATGTATGATTGATAGCCAACATCGGAATATCTTTCATAGTCAAGTATGGAGTAACCATCCTGAATAAACCTTTTAATGCCTTTGCTCTTGACATATCTGCTACAGACTTTTCTGATTTAGCATCTTCTAATTCTTTCTTAGAAGCTAGGTTACCGATAGAATCTATAACAATAATTATTTTATCTTTTCTTTCAATTTCTTCTAACTGAGCTACTATGTCAAACTTCAACTCTTCCACATTAGCTATTGGTGTATGTAATACCCTTGAAGTATCAATACCATACGATTCGAAGTATGCTGCTGGTGATCCAAACTCTGAATCATAGAACAACAAGATAGCATCTTTATGCTCTTCCAAATATGCTGCAGCCATTAATAATGCAAATGATGTCTTAAAGTGTTTAGATGGTCCTGCTAATACAGTCAATCCTGCCGTAAGTCCACCATCAAGATCTCCAGATAATGCAGCATTAATCATCGGAACAGGTGTTGGAGTGATGTCTGTATTTTTAAAGATTTTACTTTCAGACAGGATGTCTGCAGCTTTAATCTTTGAATTCTTCATTAACTTATCCATTATGGACATATAAATCCCTCGTCATTTAATTTATCTTAGCTATATTATACTACAAATAGCTTTAATAGTCAACTATTATTTGCCTGCGTTTTTGTAGGCATATTCAATAGCACGATCAGCTTCTACCTCGAAAGGCCTCGATCCGTACCATGAACCATTATCTCTATCAATTTCTCTACATAATGTTGCGATCTGTGATGCTGATATTGGATACTTATGAAACAGAGCTGATGACGCAGTAGACACCATTATCTTATACATACCAGCATACCAGCCACCATTGGATATAGTAGAATACTGCATTAACAACTTCTTGTTGATAAAGATACAATCTCTATAACTATTCCACGAGATTGTATTATTGGTCATTTGATCTTTCTGACGCTGGATTAATTGCTTCTGCATAGCTTCTGGAAGACGATCAAAGAATGTCTCTCCTCTATCTACCCAGGGCCATTGATCCATCATCTCATCAGGATCTACAATCTTACCGTGATTCTCTATAAAGAAATTATATGCATCAGGATATACAGCAGGCACATAATACATGCGAGACATATCTTTAGTCTGTGGATCTCCGTCCTCACCAAAGTTCTTGTTGATTGCATACCAGAAGTTCTTAATCAGCTTCTTTTGAACTACACTACTTAGAGGAAATACAACACGGAACTTAGGATGATCTACAGTAGAAGATGCGGTTGAATAACAAACGTACTCATAATCCTTGTATTTTTCTAACGCTTCTTCGAATGTACCTTCATAATCATCAACATCCAAAGCAGCCCACTCACCCCAATATTCTACATTAACATTTGAGCGAGTAGTACCTTCAGCATATACAGCAGGCGATATAAGAGACGAACCAGGTTTAAATTCACCTTGCTTTGGCTTATATCCAACTTTCTTAGATAAGCCTTTCAGGACTGTAACAAACGATTCCCAATCAGGAACAGCCAGCTTATTATTAGTCTTATTATCTCTAGTGTATTTAAATATTGTAAGTTCTATCATATATTACTCAAAGAATGCTTCCAGCGATGCTGAAGGTTCTGCCTCCCATCCAATAACATCCAAGATAGCTGATATTGGCTTGATAAACGTTTTATCGAATTGCATATTATAGTCTATATACCTCGAAAGGTCAAGCTCTTTCGGAAGAAAGTTTGGAAAAGATACAACATTCTCTTTAACAGAATTAGGCATCTTTAGATAAGCAAACTTAATACGATCGCCAGACTTAATCTCTTCATATTGCTTATTAAGCTTTTTCTCTTTCAATATCTTATTGAATACCAAAGCTCCTCTAACATGAATCGGAGTACCCTTTCGATATGTAGTAATAGGATGAACATAATCATCTATATTATTACATCCTCTAGGAAACGACACATCCTCAGCAGGTAACTTATTAAACTCATCTCTAAAGTCTCTAATAAACTGCTGTATATCTGCTTCGTCAGATTTCATAATAATCTTAAACGATTCCTTTAATGCATCTCTAACTCTTGCTGGAGTAGACGACTTAACAGCTTCAATACCCATAATCTTTAACTTAGGTTCAGCTAATCTTACACCCTCATCATCTAATACATTTAGTATATAACGTTTCTTAGCTGCCCAGATACCACGATCAGCAATTACTTCTCTATCCATTTCTAATCTATGTGCAAAGCCATTAGTAATATCAAACATTTCCCCATGAGCTTTTG